GCATCTCCCGAGCCAGCGACCCGAGAGAGCCGCTAGCTCCCATCTGGTGTCCTCACGGACAACCAGCTAGCCCAGTTACACCGGGCTAGTCCACCTCTTCTTTATGCGTAGGGAAGAGGGCCTACCAGCACGATCCAGATGCTGAGCATCGAGGTTTGGCAACCCCGTTGAAAAGCTCAGCGTCTTCATCAGTGCGCCATATCCCTCCAGCTTGTCAGCTGGGGGGACAGCCTGAATTACAAAGGCCTTAACCAAAGGCCTCTGCAGGTCAGGATCCATCTTGTCGGTCTGATGACCTTCAGGACGGATGCGTCCCAATGCAGGCGACGTGGACTCCACATATGGAAAGCATCCTTCGAGGATAACTTCCAACGTGGTGTCGAGCCACGCGGCAGTCTCGGTGTAGCCTCTCAGAAAGAGGTTGTTCCGGAGTTCTACCGTGGACACGACTTCATCCACTTGCTTGGATCGATGCAGCTGTACGGAGGGTAGCACTTTACGGCAACGGGCTATAGTAACGTCCGCACCGTGGAAGTACTCCTTCCCGCAAGATTCCCTGAACATTCCTGTCCAGAAACTCTTGCTACGATTAACTTTCAGCCCGAAGGCCGTTAGTACATCGAATACAGCTCGGGTAGCGCGCACGGGGACAACGATGTCGTCCCCGTACACACGCACCTTACCCAGGAACTTCGCGAGAAGATTCCCTGGGCGTATGGTAGGATAGGCCTGCTTAAGACCCATGAAAACCAGCGTCGTGAAGACGATGGACTCAATGGGAAAGCACATGGCCGAACCCATAGACGCGTATTTGGCCAATTTAATAACTTGACCATTTACGTCCGCTTGAGGATTACGAACTGCCTGAACAGCTTCCCCCAGGAGAGGGAAGTCGGCAAACAGCGTTTTCACAAGCAGATTGGAAACCAAGTCACTCGCATCACTCAGATCGAGCGTTGCGCTCTCGCCATACGGCAGAGAACCCTTCTTAGCAAGAAGCTGGTTAGGCTCCTGGCTCGTCCAGGACATGACTCTACCGATAGGATCCCTATCGATAGCATCGTGGAAACTACGCATAAGACCCTGCTGCGCGTATTGCAGCGCAGTGGGTTCTACAGCGATTATCCGCGGGGTTTTCAACGTTTTAGGCACTGTGATGACCCTGACGGGCCTAACAGTACCAGGCACTACCTTTCCTGACAGGATTTCATCTTGATAGATGCATCCACTCGAGTAAACGTATCTCCACCTTGGAAACACATATTCGAGCTCGTCAGGCCAAGCGTGAACGGGATCCCACCTCCTATTATTGGAGACACGGTCCGCAACCACGCCAGGTCCATGAACAGGCTTAAGGTTAAGCTGATCGACGTCCCGAAGGACGCGAGCAAAGACTCGACCAAAAAGCCAGTGACTCATGGTACGGAACTCGCGGAGCATTTCTGCCGTTAAAGTTCCCTCATGAGTCTGGACGAAGGTATCGTTCTCAATGTAACGGTCCAAGGCTGCAGTGACCCTTTTGGGGGTGCAATCTAGACCAACCTTCGAGAGCAAACCAGTGACCTGGAATGCCGCTCTAATGCTGTCGACAGCTTCCGAGCTGTCGACGCTACTGAGTATCCTACCAGACTGCAAATCGAAAGCACGACTGAGGAATCCTCCCATAAAAACCGGGAGGGCCTCACCTTTCTTGCGCTTGAACGGCGCGAAGAGGGATGAGTCGACCATACCTTGATCCAAGGCCCGTTGTAGGTCCTTGGTGTAGGTTGGTAGGGTTATCGTAAGAAACGACAACCCTTCGCTTTCGACCCGCGCCAGGATCGTTTTTTGATCCTGGCTGGTGTCAATACCACATAGAGTGCCTGATTCCTCAAGCACCCTCAGTAGGAGAGTAGTGAGGCTATTCATAGGTGCTCCTTTCAAAGAGCTATCTAGTCCTAGCCATGATCGCTACTCGATCCTTAGTGTCGCTTATCTCGCCTCTCGCGAGGTGAAGAGAAAGCGAAATAGCCCAGAAGGGCTACCGTGATGAGTCCCTCAAAGATCATGATGCCCAAAACGAGGGCATCGATCGAGATCAGGACTCACCACCCAAGAGCTTCTTGATGTTGGCATTGCTGCTAGCCGTGAGGTTAGCAATGAAGCCGACCAAGATGGCCTCAATGTCTGCAGGTGTATACCCCTGAGCAGGGGTGTCCACCACGAGACGGACCGTCGCAGAGACGGGAAGACTGTTACCCTCGCGGGTGGGGTCTTCGGCATACTTCTTGGAAACCACTCCGATGGTGCGACGGCTCCGTGACTTACCCGACTGGGTGTTACGGATGTCCATCGCTAGCGAACCGTCATTGGAACTGTATGTTCCGATGCCGAGCCCGCGTCCCGTGTTGGGAAGCGAGATCGCCGATCCGGAGATGGTTACGGACTGAGGATCACTGAACGCCATGGCATTCTCCTTTTTGCTTATGTTGCATGAGTTTAAAGTCCCTTTGTAAGAGACTATTGCAGCCTAGGTATAGGACCCAGAATGCTTCTAGCCTAAGAGCCCACAAAGCTCGTACTAGAATTTGGTCGCATCTTTGGATGTAAAGCCAAGAGCGATTAAGATGGCAACTTGCTGAGGCGTTAAGGCGCTCAGGTCGATACCAAATCCATAAGGTGTTGCACGGACTCTCTCATGAACCTGCATGTTGTAGGTATTAGAGATAGGACCCGTAGAGGAGCGGCCTCCGAAGAGGACTCCACTGTGGGTGTACGTGATAGAAGCACGAAGCTTCCTAGTCAGGTACCCGTATCGCAACACGGTTGAATCGTTGGCAATAGCGTTATTGACGGCAAGTAAGTCACCGACGTTGCTAAACCAGTCGATCAACCAGCTCCATGGAGCGAGTTCCCAGAGCAATTCCACATCGGCACGAATGCCGAGGCCCTTACGGGCAAGGAATGCAGCCCGGCGCATACTATTGAACAACGATGAATCGTCGTCCAGCCAGTATGTCCAGGCTCCTGCGAAGGTGTATGTATAACTCACCTTCTCGGTCATGGTAACTGTACCTCTGGTCGAAAGAAAGCCATTAGACTGGAATGGATAATTCCCAGTTTCATCCTGATAGATCTGCTCATAGAATGAGTAGTCGTTGGGATTTGGCCATCCAAGACGGGCGTTAGCGGAAACCAACGTTGACGCCTCGGATGTTTCTTCAGGCCAATCAAAGCGACGCCGGACAACTTGTCCGGCATCTCTCACGTATTGGGTCAACGTGTCATCGATTTTCACGATGGCTTCGAAGACCTTCAACAAATCGGAGATGAACGGCTGCCAGCCGAACACTACATTTAGGTACTCATCGCTCAGATTTCTGGGCAAATTGCGCCTATCATATAGTTTCGTGTCTATGCGGTCGAACGGTATCCGAGGCAGATCCAGGAGAAGTTCCAGGATCAGCTGTGAGAGGTTCGCTGCGCTCTTAGCTGGAAGAGTCTGTCGCATGGCATGAACGCCACGTGACAGATCAAAGCTAGGAATGGGCAAGGTCACACGAGGTGCATTTGGACCGTTAAACCCGTCCCAGAAGGGGCGGGGGTCCGATGCATAGAGAGGGCCCTGGTAGAAACTGCCAGAGGCACCTCTCGCTGTATAGTTCGGGTGGGAGTCTTTTTGAGACACCTTAACCGTTCTAAACTCATGACCTTTATCATGTGGCCATCTAACGGATTGTTCCCCAAGGGCTAAAATCGCCCCAGGAGAGTCGGCTAGAGTAAGCGCACGCGCTCCATGAGTCCTGAAGGACTCAGTGGATTGATGTGAGATAAGTCCTAAGACATTGCGTTCCTGAACACCGCCGGAAGACGCCGTCGCATGAAGCGCACGGCGAATCCCGGAGTTCAGATCGCGTTTAGTAGTCTCAAGACCCTCAAACATGGAACTTCCTTATGGTGTGGAGTGATGAAACTGACAGGCTTTATGCATCTGCAAATTGTCCGTCAGTAGTGATCATTTCGACAGGTTTTGACACCTGGACGGGCCCTCATGGGCC